CTTCATTTGTTCTACAGACATATCTCTTTGTAGTTGCATTTGACCAACTGAAGATGCAAGTGCATTGTATTGCTGTACATTTTGTTGTCTAACTGCAGCGTCTTGAGCTGCAAGTTGATTAAGCCCTTGTATTCGATTTGCATCGACCACACCTTGTCCAGCTAAGAACATTCCTCTTTGTCCACCAGAGGCTCTTAAAACATTCTTCATTGCTCCTGCATACGCATTATCTAGGTTTGACATAGCCGCTGATTTTTCAGCTGCTGTAAGACCTGATTTAGATAGTTGCCTTTGTTTCTCTACAGCCTCTGTAATAAGGGGAGATAATTCAGGGGTTTCTATTTCAGGGTCTCTTAAAGCTTTAGATAAAGATAGTATTCCTGCAGCAGCTTTCAAACCAGAAAGCACTTTTTCTGCTTTACGCATTTTTTCTTGATTGTCAGGCCCAACTGGAGGTTTTTGAGAACCGTCTTCATTTAAACCTAAAGACTTCATAGATTCTTCTTCTTCTATTTCTTCATCTTCAAGCTCTAAAGCCTCACCTGCTGCTATACCTTCTGCTAACGAATCTTTAATTTTAGCATCTTCCGTAGAAGGTGGGGTTTCTACACCAGTAAATACATCCTGTATTAGCTGTTGAGACTTATCTTTTTCTTCACCAAAATACTTACCACTTATATCAACACCTACTCTTTTAGACAATTCCTCTTCGTCTATATCTAAGATATTTTGCCCTTTATTAATTTTAAAGTCTAATCCATACCTTTCTTTATCAGCTATTACATTAGAAACGTATTCATCAGATTGAAGTTCTTCTTGCACGCTAGAAGGGATAGTATCATCCAACTGAGCACCTTCTCCAAACATAGAGTACCAATTCCCACTACCACTTCGGTCTTCCATGAGAATTTCGAAATTGGTATCAATAAGCCTATTATCTTTATTTCCAATTTTTATTCCAAACTCTTCGCCTTGAGGTATAGATGATGCATATTTAAATATAGCTTTCATCTTAGCCCAGTCTTCAGGTTTAGACTCATCTAGACCAAGCTCTTTATATTTATTTCTTACGTACTCATTAAGTTTTTCATCAAACTCTTTGTTTTTTGCAGGTATTTCATCTCTACTACCTACCCAACCTTTTTTCATTGTTGAGGCAAACTCAGTAGAAAAGTCAATTATTTCTTTCTCAATTTGAGATTGAAAAGCAGGAGACAGTTCAGCACGTAACGTTTTAAATTGTTGAGCTTTTTTTATTTTATTTACAGCATCTACAGCTTTTTGTTGTTTGTTCTTTTCAGGTGCAATAGTCTGAGAAGAAGATTTAGTACGAGGTGAAGCAGTTTGTACTCCGCTAAACACATCTGCTGCTTCTGTATTGCGACCTGTAATACCTTCATAAGCTTTGTCACCTGGTTGCAATACAACACTGTTTTCTTTCTGTAAGTCTTTTGAATCTCTGATAATATTTGTAGCTTCTTCAAAGTCACCTTTGTTAATAGCATTATAAACCCCAGATTTTCCCAACCCTGCTACACCATTTCTGTATGCTAAGTCTACTATAGCTGCTCTTTGATTATCAGCTAAACCATCATAGTCATCTAGTTTGTTTCTAAGTTGACGTTCAAAGTAAGGTACAATCTTATTGACTAAAAGGTCGTTAGCCTCTTCTTCAGTCATTTCTTTGTTTTTGTAATCGCTAAATTTAGGTCTGCCATCTTTACCATCTAGAACCATAGCAGTAAAGCCGTATCCTATAGTAGGGACTCCTCCAGTATCATTGTAGATAGTACCGCTAAATCCTTCGTTCTTTTTTAGTAAGTCTATTACTGAAGTTGCCATACTATTTATGTTTCCAAGTTTTCATTTCATTGTTCACGAACACGCCAGCTTCTTTAAATTGTCCTCCAGCTACCATTCGTTTAATCTTTTCCATAGCAGGCTTATCAAATACACCTTCTCCACCTGTAAGCTCCATTCCTGTGTGTTGACCATTTTTATCTACTACAGCTAATGGGTTTGTCTTATGGCTGTATGCACCTTTAGTCATACCACCTGTATTATAATTACCTAAAGACATATCATCTACTCTACCAGCTTCCACACCAGACTTCTGCATGCGTACATCATAAGCATCGTACTGTCCACTCGCTATATTGATTTGAGGTCTAGGTGTTCGAGTGGAGCTGCTATACATAGATATGTCAGGCATCTTAGCTGGGTCTATATATCTTTGTGCTAACCTTATTGCAGTTTCTGGCTTTACTTCTAGTCTAGCCATAGACTCTTCAAAGTAACCTTTAGGGGCTCTTTGTGTTCCTGACTTAAAATATATATCTTCTGTTTCACTAGGACCTGTAAATCCAGCACCATAACCAATAGAAGGTCTGTAATCTATATGTCCTAAATTACTCATTTGTATTTCCCCACCTTCTTGGTAACCTATAGAGCGTTCGCTTTGTAATTTTAAATCTTCTGATAATTGGTCTTTCTCTCTTTTAGCAGACTCTTCTCTACGTTTCTCTCTTTTCTTTTTACCTTTAGTAAGAAGTCCAACACCTAAACCAACTGCTCCACCTACAGCAGCTCCAATTGGTCCTGCAGCTGCCCCCATAGAAGCAAATTGTAAAGCAGAACCAGCAACATCAGCATTTCCATACTCAGGGTCAGTGTCAAGTGCTGAAATGGCAGCACTAGCTAATCCTAAACCAGCTCCTAAGTTAACACTATTGGTTTCTTTTTGTTTGTCAGTTAGTGGCTCTTTGTTTTTTCTATCTTCTTTACTGCCAAATAATGAACTCTCATTAAGTCCTGACATACCTATAGCTTTTCCTACAGCACCTCCACCGTAGTACAATGCATTAGCTAATTTCTTTTCTTCTTCTTTTCCTAAGTAATTTATCATTTTACTATTCTATTGTGGACAAGTGCGCCAAATAACTCAACTGGGTAGCTAGCAATAGGGGCAGTTGCATTAATAATTAGATACTGGCCTTGAGCTTTATTAGTACCATCTGTAATAGGTATTATGTGTTTACCGTTAGCCATTCTGTCAGAAAACTCATTATTTGTTATTGAACTACCACTCATTGAATCAGTAAATGTAAAAGTAGTAAATTTCTTTGTATTGATATTTCCAGAGCAATACATAACAAGCTTATCGAATTTTTTAGTTGAATAAACGCTTTCGTTACATACAAAAGTTACATCTAAACATTTAGGTAAAGTAACATTGTAATATGAGTTAGCATTATTTAAACTATTTTCTAACCATAAAGAACCGCTAGATATATCATCTGAACCAGCTAGTTTAGTGTATCCAACTGTATAAAGCTCACCTTTATGATTAATAGATTTTGCTACAGATTGATACTTCTTACTTACCATCACGTCTGATAACTCACTATAGGTAATACTAAGGTTGTTAGCAAAAGTAGGATGGGTAACACTTAAAGTAACTTCTGAGTGACGATAATCATGCGCTAAAGCTACACCACCTTTAGATAAATCTAGAGGCTCGTCTTTTATTTGCAAATCTTTCAAAGCGTCAAATAAATTTGCGTTTTGTGTAACTACACCTAAATCTTGTACAGCTATACCTTGACCATAAACTAGTTTGCAAAACGAAGACTGATAAGAGTCAAACCAATATGCTGAAACACCTGTAGTAATTACATTATTATAATGCTGACTACCATACTGTGTGTCTACGTAATCACTTCGTTCTATAACTCTTCCTGTACCCGTTGCAATAGTTACGGCTGCTGCGTCTGCATTATCAACAACAACTCTTGGATTAACAGATAGTTTTGCAACAGCACCGCTTTGCAGTGTAAACAAATCACCTCTTAAGTTAAATATATTGTAAATAGGTCCAAACTTTGTGTTAAGTTCATGTACTTCTGCTGCAGGAAAATCAGTGTAAGCATCTAATGTATCACCACTTATTTTTAAACTAGAAGCAGCAATCATATTTGACATTGTGTTTATTTGGTCAAAATCTTCTGGCTTTTGTAAAAATGTTTTAGATGTATTTCTTGAACTATAAGTAGAATTGTATGATAAATCATCTTGTACATTATGAGCTAATGTATCTGTTACACCAAAGAAGTTACCATCTCTCATATCTAAGTTAACAGTAC